GAGTTTAACTTATTAAATCTAAATAACAAAAGGAGATTTTAAAAAATGGCAGCAATTCCGCAGAGAACGATTTCTCAATTTAAATCTAAACTGATTGGTGGCGGTGCTCGCCCCAATCTGTTTGAGGTTCAAGTTAATTTTCCAGATGGAATAAACTTGGCAATACAAGGTGATAACCCAGAAGGTTTTGATGGAGATAGGTTTAGATTTTTATGTAAATCAGCAGCTCTTCCTGCTTCTAATGTTAATAACTTAGAAGTTCCTTTTAGAGGACGTACCTTAAAGGTAGCAGGTAACAGAACATTCGATCCTTGGCAAATCACTGTTATTAATGATGAAGATTTTGGTCACTACAGATCATTCCAAGCATGGGCTCAGAACATTGCTCAATATGGTGATTCATCAGGTTTAACTGATCCTTCATCATATATGGGACAAGCAACTGTTTATCAACTTGGTAGAAATATATCCAGTCAGCAAGGTTCTAATAGTCCAGCTACTGATAGTAAGATTCTTGCTCAATATAAAATGGTAGATATTTTCCCAACTGCAGTTGGAGCAATTGATCTATCATATGATTCAGATAATGCAATTGAAGAATTTACTGTTGACTTCCAGGTACAATACTGGTATCCTGAAGCAGCAGGGGCTGGAGCCTGATAAATAAAACATAAGGGTTAACTTTTAATAATGGCAAGGTTATTTGGATTTTCTATAGAGGATACGGAAAAGATACCACCTGGTGTGGTATCTCCCATTCCTCAAAATAATGCGGATGGATCAGACCACTATTTAACTAGTGGTTTTTTTGGATCGTATGTAGATATTGAAGGCGTCTATAGAACTGAATTTGAATTAATAAAAAGATATAGGGAGATGGCTCTCCATCCAGAGTGTGATAGTGCTATTGAAGATATTGTAAATGAAGCAATAGTATCAGATACTAATGATTCTCCAGTAGAAATTGAATTATCTAATCTTAATGCAAGTGATGGAATTAAGAAAAAAATCAGAGAAGAATTTAAAGCAGTAAAAGATCTTTTAGATTTTGATAAAAAAGCACATGAGATTTATAGAAATTGGTATATAGATGGTAGAATCCATTATCATAAAGTAATTGATTTTAAAAAACCAGAAGAGGGAATAGTTGAGTTAAGATATATTGATGCGATGAAAATTCGCTATGTGAGACAGCAGAAGAAGCAAGATAAAGATGCCAGAATGGCTAATATCAATACAGACAATCCTATGGAATATGAATTTCCTGAGATTGAAGAGTATTTTGTTTATAGTCCCAAGTCAACTTATCCTTCTCAACTCCCATCAGCAATGACTGGAGGAAATAAAGGAATTAAGATGACCAGAGACTCAATTGCTTATTGTACTTCTGGATTAGTAGATAGAAACAAGGGATCAACCTTATCATACTTACATAAAGCAATCAAAGCAGTCAATCAACTTAGAATGATT